AGCTGGGCGAACAGGCAAAAGAGCAGACAAAAAATGAACCGTCATATCCTACACCACCGATAACCCCCGTTCCCGATGTAACCCCTACCCCTACACCCCCCTCGATCTCTGGTGGAGGTGGAAGTACAACAGGGTTAGCAAACCTTTACAACCCTACATTAGCGCAAGTAAAAGAGTTTAGCCGCTGGCTATGGGGTTCGGACGGTCTTAACCTTGACCAGCTTAAAAAGCTGTTACAGGATCCCATGCAAGCGATCATCGGTATGCATATGATGTATGCCACACCAACTACAGGGGCAAACCGAGATATACAAGTGGGTTACATTAATAGTGGTGTATCAAGCAAGATCGTTACAGAGCAGTACACGGAAATAGATTGCGGTACGGTTACGATCAGTGAATACTTTGGAGATGCCCGCGACTACTCACCATTTACCCAAGTTTATTGTTATCTGCCATTTATCGGCATTGTAGAGTTAAACGCGGACGATGTAGTTAATAGTACGCTGAATATTAAGTACAAGATTGATGTATTAACCGGTTGTTGTCTCGCCCAGTTGACCGTTAAAAAATACGGACTGGACGCTGTGCTTTACACCTACACTGGAAACTGCGCCGTGCAAATGCCGATCACCAGCGGCAACTACTTAAGTACAGTGTCGTCGTTACTGGGAGCAGTAGTAAGCGGAGCCGCCGCAGTAGCAACAGGCGGGGCGCTGGCACCGGTAGCGATCGGAGCGGCGGCGAACGCTTTAGGAGGTGGAGCCAGAGCGAGCGTGGCAATGTCGGGTTCGCTGGGTAGCAATGCTGGTGCAATGGGAATCCGTAAGCCGTATCTTATTATTAAGAGGGTAGAATCTGCCGACGCTGACGGATACAATGAGTTTTACGGGTATCCTACAAACAAGCGAGTTAATTTGTCACAGTTGACAGGCTATGTACGGGTCAAGGATATTAATTTATCTGGCACCAACGCCACAGAGGACGAGCAAAACGAGATCGTCACACTATTGAAAGAAGGAGTGATACTATAATGGATATGCCTATAACCTACGAGCAGAACAGCATGGCACAGTACTGGGTGCAACAACCCAGTACCGTTAACGGGCAGAACACTAATGCAACACTGTACGAAAAGCGTTACCTTTATCAACTCATATTCAGCCGCTTTAAATTCGGACTGCCGAAAGACTGGAACTTAAATTTTTTCCGGTACTGGCTGTTTAGCTGGGGATCGATTGCCGTTATGTATACTAGGGAGTACGGCTGGATATGTGCCCCGTATAGTGTATCGCAGATCAATATGTACTGGAACCCGAAAGAGATTGTCATTACTAACAGCTATCTAACCAACCCCAAGTATGGAGTAATCGGAGTAAACAGTGGTATCATTAAACTATTTGACGACTACGGAGGACTAGATGATCTTGTAAGACACTATGCTGTTAAGCTTGCTCAGATTGATCGGTGCATAGACGTTAATCTTATGAACGCCAACGTAACAAAGTATTTTGAAGCACGAAACAAAAAGCACGCACAGGAGATAAAAGACTTATATGCACAGAGTACACAGGGAGAGCCGCTTGTAGTTGCAAACGAGAGTGTTACAAAGGGTAAGCAGATCGACACTCTGTACAAGGATATTAAAACAACCTATATTGTAAATGATCTTTTGCAGAGTAAGCGCACGATCATTAACGAGTTTTTAACCAAGATCGGCATTGCTAATGCTAACTATGACAAGCGCGAGAGGTTGAATACTGACGAGGTAAACCAGAACGACGAAGAGACAAAAGCAATGATAAATGTGATCTATGATAACATCAAAGAGGGCATTGCAGAGATAAACGCAATTAGCGGTCTGGGAATCACCGTAGAATTGACGGAGAGGGGGGATAGTAATGATACAGCCACGGATGACACTGTACGGAATGTATAAGTATGATCCTACGTTATTTGACGGAGTGATCTTGCCAGACGGTATGGATAAAACGATTATGGTAAATCAGATCATCAGACAGAGCGGCGATTTATTCCCATACTACCAAGTACCACCAGAGGTCAAGACAGCTATCACAGAATGGTTTACACGCCGTAAAGACAACTTTGCGAAGCTGTGGCAAGGGTTTACAGCGGAGTACAACCCTATTGAAAACTATGATCGGCATGAGGACAGCACAGAGACACCGGATATTACACACACACTGACCAACAGTGGGGAGGATTCGAGTACCAACGAAGCCGATGTACAGGGCTATAACGCAACGGACTATACACCCAACAGCCGCACCATATCGAGCGGAACCAGCAGTACAAACGGTACAGACAAGGAGAGCGGAACAAGGACATTTACCAGCCACATACATGGTAACATCGGCGTTACCACAAGTGCTCAAATGTTAGAGGGTGAGTTGGCATTGCGCAGAAGCCTTGACATATACTCGCTGATTGCGGAGGAGTTCGAAACAGATAATTTAATACAAGTATATTAAAGGAGGTGATAGGATGCCATACACAAACGGTAGGTGTTTAGGTGGTCATGAGTATCCCTACAACAACAGCACACAACCAAACCTTGACTGGATGTTATCCAAGATCAAGGAGTTAGAGACCAAAGTAGCAAACCTTGAGCAGAGAGTGACAGCGCTGGAAAGCAAATAAGGTAAAGTAAAAGAGAGTAGATTTCCGTCTACTCTCTTTTTTGTAGGGACATATGACCGTCCAAGTCACGCTCTACCGCTTCCGGCGGCTGGACTATGAGCAATCCCCATAAGCATATTATAGTAGTAATATTGCACAAATGCAAGCAGTTTTTTTTCCATGTAATTTGTGCATTATTCAAGCAGAAAGTTGTTGCAATTTCCATGTAAGAAGTGTATTATAATACTTGTAAGGAACAAGTACACAAAGCAAAGCTACAAAGTAAAGGAGATTTTAGGATGATGCTAACGCGTGAAGTATTACAAATGAAACTAGACGAATTATACCAACAGCACGGGGAACTTTTGGAAATGTTCGAAACCGACAAATGCAGTGTAGATTACTTAAGAGAACAAGGAGCCAAGATTTTGGGCGAAGCACGTGGAATTGCTTATGCTATGGGTGCGGATGTGGAATCTGACATGGGTTTAGAAAAATAGGCTAGCGACCGTCAAGCGGGGCTGAGAGTATGCAAAGGCTCTCTAGCCATTCGCCAAAAGGGCGAAGAAAGAGGTAGAAAAAATGAAAATCACAAAAACTATCAACACAGCAACCGTAGTAATGGCAACCGTATCAGTAGACCAGCACTCTAACAAGTATTCCATTGATATTAACGAGTTTGTAAAGCTGGCGCACGTAGAGCAGTAGAACCCCTCATGGTCTGAAAGGTGGTGAGAATATGGTTAGACCATGGGGAAAACTGCCGGACTTAAGGAGCGTGTATGATGATACAAAGGCACATGAGATTTTAGAATCATGTGGACTTAAATATCATCATAGTGCTAACAGTTATCGCTACATATCCAAGCGGCTCGGCTATGGAATCTGCGAGTTGTACTCTGGTCACTATGGTACGGGAGTTATCGTCCACAGGGCGAACAACAAAGAGATCAATGCTACTCACGGAATTGTAGAATACTGGCTGGAAGAGGGTGATTAAATGGCTAGGGGAGATCAAGCGTTGACAGCGGATGTATACGGAAATCAGTACAGCACAGCGCAGTTGCAAGAAATACGGCGTAAGCTGGCAAAGAGGGCAAACAACTCACTACGCGATCTGGCTAGAAATTCATCCCCGATCACAGGGGAAGTTTATAACAGTTACGGTGCGGCGGTAGATGCTCTGGACTACTTAAAAGCAAGAAATAGACGTTACTTTTCGGAATCACTCACTCTGACCGAAAATCGCACTGTATTAAAAGCAGAGATACAACGACTACAATATTTCTTAACTCGTCCAAGTCATACAGTTAAGGGGCAGAGAGAAATTGAGCAGAAAAGAATAGAGACGTTTGAGAAAAAAGGTATACATTTTGCTAATAGCAAGGAGTTTTACCAGTTTTTAAACAGTGGCACGTTTCAGAGTTTACGCAAGTTGCAGTATTCTTCCGAACAACTCATAGAGGACTACGAGAGAGCCAGAGAACAAGGTATGACGAATGACCAAGTAATGGAGAAGTTAAGCAACGCCCTCGATGCTTTCCGAAAAGGTGAGAAAGTAACGCAGAAAAACCTGTGGAAACATCTTGATATATCACCTTTTGACAACTCTGCAAATGGCTAGGTCGGTAACAGTTCCAAGGCTGGACGGCGGTAACGATACAGTAACAGTGTACGGCGTGGAAGACATTCCGTATAATAGTCTTGATACCAAGGCTATGAAGTGCAACAACAAACGCAAGTGCGCGGAATATCTGCAAACGTTTGGAGTATACGACATTGAGACAACAACCATCTATAAAGGGAAAGCCCCAGAATGGGTTGTATCGCCGTGGGCGTTTATGTATCACTGGCAAATGGATGTAGGCGGTTATTTGATCGTAGGACGAACGTGGGATGAATGGCTAGAATTTTTTGACAGGCTGGCAGAAGTGTTGCAATTTAATAGTAACAAACAGCTTGTTATATATGTTCATAACCTCGGATACGAGTTCCAGTTTATGCGAGACTTCCTTGAACGTTATTTTGGTGGTTTTACTGTATTTGCAAGTAAAGCAAGACAACCGATCACCGTACAGACAGGACGAGGGATACAGTTTAGATGCAGTTACAAGCTAACTAATATGTCGTTAGAGAAAGCGGTGAAAAATGAAATGGGAGTAATACACACTAAAGCGGCTGGTGATCTTGATTATAAAAAGATACGTACACCAAAGACACGGCTGACGGATATTGAGATAGGTTATTGTGTAGCTGATGCTATCAGCTTATATGAGTTGATAGACCGCAAATTAATCAACGAGCATGACAACCTAGAAACAATACCCATGACCTCTACAGGATATGTGCGCAGAATGTGCAGAAAAGCATGTCGAAAAGACGGGCGTTATAGACAGTTGTTTAAGCAGACGGAAATGAACCCGTATATCTATACGTTGCTCAAAGAAGCTGGACGCGGCGGTAATACTCACGCCAACAGGTACATGAGTGGTAGAGTGTGGCACAATGCAGATAGTTTCGATGTACAGAGCAGTTACCCTTTTTGCTTATGTGCATTTAAGTTTCCGATCAACAAATTTACCCCATACGGTGACGTGGAAACGCTGGAAGAACTTGGCGGACTACTCAATAAATACGCTTGTCTGTTTCGGGTAGTCATAAAAAACCCAGCAGTAAAAGAATCTGTAACAATGCCGTACATACCGCTCAGTAAATGCTCTCAACACGGCGGTAGTTTAAAACTAGATAATGGTCGCGTGTTATCTTGCGAATGGATACAAATGACTGTCACAGATATTGACTGGGAGATTATCAAAAAACAGTATACGTGGGATAGTTTTGCGGTAACTGATATGTGTACGGCTAAATATGACTATCTACCGGATTGCTTAACCGACTGCATACGCGAGGTATACAAGGATAAATGCCGACTTAAATATGAGATCGAGCAAGCAGAAGAAGCTGGCGAGGATGCTGGGGACAAGCCGTATCTCTACGCAAAGACCAAAAATCGTCTAAACGGTATTTTTGGGATGATGTACACCGATCCAGTAAAAGAAGAGAACACGCTAAACGAGAACGGCGAATGGATAGTGAACACACCAGACACGGCAGAAGCGCTAGAAAGATTTTACCAGAGCAGAAATAGTTTTCTCTACTACGCTTGGGGCGTTTTTTGCACAGCTCTGGCGAGAAAGCATTTACAAGATTTACTAGAGTTAACAGGAGAAGGCACCTTATACTGCGATACCGATTCCTCAAAGGCAGTCGGAGCGGATATTGAAGCCATAGAAAAAGTGAATAGAGAGATCGCAGACCTAGCGCGTAAGCGTGGTGCATTTGCATCGGTCGGCGGTAAAGATTATTTTATGGGTGTATACGAACACGAAAACAAATACCCTATTAAAGAATTTAAGACGTTGGGGGCTAAAAAATATGCTTATGTTGACCAAAAACTGCATTGCACAGTATCAGGAGTGTCAAAAAAGCTGGGAGCCAAAGAATTGAAGAGTATAGATAACTTTCGAATAGGGTTTGTATTTCGTGATGCTGGTGGCATGGAGTTATATTATAATGACAACGTTGGCATACACCAAGAAACTGTAAACGGCTGTACATTTATGACAGCTAGCAACGTAGCGATGATTGACGGAACTTACACTATAGGCATAACTGATGAATATGCCGAACTGATCAATCTAAACAATTACGAGATTATAGGAGATTAAAATGAAAAAACCCGAGAACGCAAACGCAAACAAAAGCAACATTGAAGAACTCAAGATTGACAGCTATTGTGTTAAAAGAGCCATTACCATAGGAAAGAACGCGGGCGTACTTGCAGACGTAGAGATCAATGGTATCACAATTTACGGAATGAGAGTAGTTGAGGGTAAAAACGGAGATTTCTTAAGTTTTCCCCAGAACAAGGGAAAAGACGGAAAGTATTACTCTATCTGCTGGGCTAAACTGTCGGAGAAAGACCAAGCAGACATTCTGAAAGCTATTGAAGATAAGTTGAACGGATGAAAGCCCGATGAAATACCAAGCGGCAAAACGTTTAATTACAGTGATGGCTGGATGAATATTCCCGACGGAATAGAAGAGGAACTACCATTTTATTAGAAAGGAGTAGGGCGGTATAACTGCCGCCCGTACTTTGAAATATGAGTAAACATGAACGAATATTATTAGATTTTGCGTATAATTTACGCAATAACATAATAAGCGAATATGAGACGGAAATCTTATAGAAGCACTTGAAGCTGGTGCACATGCAATAAATGCGGTATGTAGTGCTCAAGAAGCCGCAAAGAAACTTGCTGATTTATCTATAGACCATAGAAGCTATAAAGAAAAGCTAAGTGAATAAGGAGAAGAAAATGATTGTTACATTATGTGGTAGTACTAAATTTAAAGCCCGATTCATGGAAGTTAAAAAAAATTTTGAAAGTCGTGGAATAATCGTTGAAATGCCTCCAGTATTCAGTAAGGCAGACGGCATAATATTAACTAAAAAAGATGTTCACAAGCTTGAATGCTTGCAGTATGAAAAGATACGAAACAGTGACAGTATATATGTCGTAAATTGCGACGAGTATATAGGTGAGCACACACGAAAAGAAATTGATTTGGCGAAACATTTGGGGGTTGGAATTTTTTATGACGAATAAATTATACTTAAACATATGGGATTATAAAGACGATGCTTTCCCTTTTCAGATATTTACTGGTGCACGTGGTACCGGCAAAACTTACAGTGCGTTATGCGGCGCTATTGGAATCAAAGAGTTCAACGATAACGGTGACGAGAAATTTATACTGATGCGACGTACACAAGACGAACTGGAAAGTCTATCAGACGGTAAAACGGGTGAGGGGGCTAACCCCTTTAAACCGATTAATAAAGCATACAATCGCAACATCGGACTTGTACCGATCAAAAAAAAGATACATGGCATTTATAACCGAGTAAAAGCAGACGACGGAACAGAGTCCCCGAGTGGCGCCCCAATCGGATACGGAATAGCGTTAAGTACAATAGGTACGGTACGTGGCGTAGATATGCAAGACTGTTCTGACTGCATCTATGACGAGTTTATACCGGAGAGCCATGTACGATCTATGCGTGACGAGTTCAGCGCATTTGCCAACGCTTATGAGACGATCAACCGTAACAGAGAACTTGCGGGACTACCCGCGCTACGTATGTGGTTATTATCTAACGCTAACCGTATAGACAACGAAATATTCACTGGGCTGGGAATTGTTTCAGACGTAGAAAAGATGCTAAAAGCTAACAAGCACCACAAGTATTATAAAGACAGGGGTTTGGCTGTACACATTATGCCTCCCAGCGCAGATTTCATAGAAGAGAAAAGCCACACCGCTCTATACAAGCTAACCAAAGGTACGCGATTCTATGATATGGCACTTAATAATGAGTTCGCTTATGATGATTTTTCCCACGTCGGTTATGTTAATATTGCTGGCTATCAGCCACTTTGTTCTATTGATAACGCATACATTTATATACGCAAAAACTCTCACGAATATTATGTTACTTATGCTCCTTGTAAATGCCCGCACTATGATAGCAGTATAAAAAGTGACATAGTAGCTTTTCAACGCGACTACGGAGTTATACTACATGACCCGTTTGTTTACGGTTGTATAAAGTTCGAGAGTTACGCACTCAAATCTATGTTGATTGATCTAATCTTATAGCGCTCTTTCTAGGGCGCTTTTCTTTCCCTAAAAATTCAACTTTT